AATGCTGTAGCCGCTCAAGTAAATGAGCAATATGAAGGTCAAAGATTACAAAACTTGCAAGCTGAGTCAGCCAAACAGGCTGAGTTATTAATTCAGTTAGAGCCAAGCTTTAGTGATCAGAAAGTAGCTTCACAAAAAGTAGAAGTTATGACCGAGTATTTTGAAAGCATTGGTGGTAGCGCAGAAATGCTGTCTACTGTCACAGATGCCATTGTACTTAAAGTATTGCACGATGCTGCTATGGCTAATAGCACTAAGAAGCAAGTAGAAGCAACTAAAAAGGCTCCTAAGAAAAAAGCTTCTAAGACTGTTCTAAGAAAAGGCGCGTCAGCGAGTCGAGCACAAAAACAGGCTGCTGCACAATCTAAAAGATTAAAGAATGCCAGACAAAAAGATGGCTCTTATTCTGCGGATGCTGCGGTGGATTTAATTTTCAATTCTTTAAATAATTAGGTAAAATATTATGGCTACTACAGCTACTGTACTAGAATCTCAAGGCAACATCCGCGAAGACTTAGGCAACGTTATCTTTAACGTTTCTCCTTACCAAACTCCTTTCACTTCAGGCATTGCATCTGCAAAAGCTACTGCTGACAATCACGAATGGTTGACTGACAGCTTTTCTCCTTCAACAGGTAGTAATGGTGTTCTTGAAGCGCAAGACGTATCAGGCACAAGCAATGGTTCAACTCGTGTTCGCTTAGGCAACTACGTTCAAATTGCACAGAAAACTGTTCAGGTTACTCAGAAAGCTGAAATGTTTGATCGTGCTGGTGTTCCAGGCAAAGAAATGGCTTATCAGTTAATGAAGCTTGGTAAAGAGTTACAAATGGATGTTGAGCGTCAAACTCTATCTATCTATCGTGAAGCTCCTTCTGCTGGCACAACTCGATCAACTAAAGTGGCTGCTGGTGCAGCGACTATCGGTCGTTCAGGTGCATTCCCTTACTACATCTCTCTTGCTGATAACCAATCAGTAGGCTCTACTGGCGGTGCTAAGAATGCTGACAACAACGGTGCTGGTGCTACTTTAGTTCCTGGTACTGCTGCGGCATTAAGCCAAACTACTCTTGACGGTCTTCTTGACTCTGTTTGGAATGGTTCTGGTGACTTTGCTAACGTTAAAATGATGGCTAGTGCTGCCGTTGTTGGTCGTATCCGTAAGCTTACTGGTATGGCTACTAACGTAGACACAAACGCAAGCAGCAACGAGATCATTGATCGTGTTGCAGTATATCAGTCTCAGTTTGGCCCTATCGCTGTTGTTCCTAACAAGCATATGCCAGCTAACACTTTATACATTGCTGATATGTCTTCTTGGGGCTTAGCATTCGGTGGTGGTAAGAAGATCCACACTACTGACATCGCAACTCAAGCATCTGCTGAACAGAAACTTTTAGAGTGCTACTACACTTTAGAAGCTCGTTCTGAAGCTGCTAACGCTGCGTACTACGCTATTTCAACTACTGCTGCGCCAGTAGCTTAATAGCACCTTATAGGATGGGGAGCTTCGGCTCCCTTTTCTTGTATTCAATTATCGGAGAAAGGTTATGCCATCAGGTAAAGGTACATACGGTAAGAAGGTTGGTCGTCCACCTGTTAAAAGAAAGACTGGTTCAAAGCCAATGAAACCAGCAAAGAAAGGTAAGAAGTAATGCCAGCTAAGAAAGGTTTATACGCAAACATCAACGCTAAGAAAAAGCGCATTGCAGCAGGTAGTGGCGAGAAGATGAGAAAGCCTGGAGCTAAAGGCGCACCTACAGCTAAAGCGTTTAAGAAAGCGGCAAAGACAGCAAAGAAAAAGTAAGAGGAATGAGAGATGGAAAAGTTTTACTCAGAAAATGATGCTGGAGTTATACAAGACAGCTACATGAGTAACGAGGGTAAGGTTGTTACCAGCTACTCTCAAGATATAACAAAGCTATTAGAAGAAAACAAAGCAAAGCGAGACAACACAAGCGATTGGCTAAAGTACGATCCAAAACAAAATTACCATCAAGTTTTAGATTTATCTATGACTGATGTTATGAGAATTAAGAATGAGCATGGAGTCGATATTCTTGCTGAGAATGTAGACTGGAAATATTTCTTCAAGCTCATTGAAACACACTACCCATACATGAAAACCACAACAGCGAGACTGTAATGGCTTTAACAACAAACGCAGATCTACAGGCAGCAATTGCCGACTGGTTAAATAGATCAGACCTTAGCGCTCAGATTCCAGACTTCCTGACTTTAGCTCAGTTAAAAATAAACCGTAGATTGTCTATTGTAGAGCAAGAGATCCTTGCAGAGATTGTGCCTCAAGCGCAAGCTACACCACTACCAGCAGACACTAAGTTTGTTATTAGCGTATCAGACGCTAGAGGTCGTAACATTGAGCCTGTGTCCATACAGGAGCTACTAGACTATGAGGCGGCTGGCGGATCAGTAACTCGTTACGCTATCTCTGGAGATAAGATCTATTTAGCGCCAACACCAGCATCAGATAACACAGCCAAGTACAGAATCCTGTACAGTGCAGACCGAGATCTAAACAACGGTACAAATGGCCCTGTGTTACTACAAGATATTTATTTAAACGCAGCATTACATGAAGCTTACGTCTACCTTAAAGACGATGGCCGAGTAGCATACTTTAAAGGTATGGTTGATGAAGGCGTAGCAAATGTACAAGCAAGACGAGCCAAGCAAGGTGTTGGCAGATCACGAATTAAAGATGACAGCATTCAAGCCTATGGAGGCCCGTTAGTCTAATGACTTCACAAATAGTAAGAACTAATCCAACAGCAGGTACGGCCACTACTTCTAGCGTTAGAAATAACTTTGGATTTGCTGCCGATGAAATTAACCGATTATTACGAGCAAGCACAGATAAAGTAGTTGCTACTGGAACAAATGCAATAGTCGCTAACTTTTCTAATATTCCTACATTTGCTTTAACTGACGGCATTAGAGTTTTAATTGAGATTGCTAACACTACAACAAACGCAACTCCAACTCTTAATGTAAATGGTACTGGCAATGTACCAATAAAGAAAAATGATAACACAGACTTAGCTATTGGCGATCTTGTTGCTGGTGGTTACTATGAGTTTGTGTATAGCTCGTTAAATAATTATTGGTTGGCTTTAAATTTATCGGCTATAACTTCACAAGACACACTTTTAACAACTATCCTTGGTGGTTTATATCCAGTAGGTGGCTTACTAACAACTACGAATTCTGCAAACCCAGGTGATGCTGATTACTTCTTTAGCGGTATTACATTCGGTACTTGGGAAGCATATGCTCAAGGTCGCACCATTGTGGGTATTGCTTATGATGCAACTTTATCATCTGGTGGAATTACCAGTGACGTTGCTACGTTTGTAACAGATGCGGCGCATAACTTATTAGTAGGTAGTCAGGTTGAAATAGTTAGCGTAACTGGTCTTGTTGATCCTGTTGGAACCCACTACGTTACAGCAATTCCAACTAGTACGTCATTTAGTTTTGCGCTTGTTGGTGATGACGAGACCTTCACTAACTTCACAGCGGCATCATTAGCTAAGAATATTGCCTTTGATACAGCGCAAGAAGTTGGTGGCGAATGCAGCCACGTGCTTACTGAAGATGAGTTGGCTGGTCATGCTCACCATATATTTAATGCTAATGTTACCGCGCCAACATTTCCATCAACAAATAACTATGCAAACCGCGGCAGAAGCATTGGTGGTCAAACCACTAACTATGAAATTCGTGCCGATACGGCGTATCCTACAATAGCCCTTTCGAGCAATGTTGTGAACAAAACATCAGGTGCCGCAGCAACTACTGATCAAGCGCACAATAACTTACAGCCATACATAACCACTTATATCTGGAAACGCACAGCATAGGATTAGTCAATGCCATTTGAAACTGATAAAGGCGGTGGTTTTAAGATAGATGCTTCTGATCTTCTAAAGACTGGCGTATACCCAGAACGATTTGATAGACAGATTCCATTTTGGGAGACTGTAAACGGTGTTCAGTATACTGAGTTTGGTATGCGAAGAAAGGCTGGTCGAGAAGAGCTTAGTGGGGGTCAAGAAACTTTTACCTCATTAACTCCAAATGTAACGCAAGTTTTTAGCGATATGCCTTTCGCAACTTTTACAAACCCAAATTACTCAGCTTACGTTTTTTATCTGTATGTAAAATTTGATATTCCTTTTCCTGGCAATGCTGGCGATCAAATTAAATTAACAGGATTTGCAAATATTGCAACCAACATACTATTTACTCAAACTGAAAAAGATTGGTTTGAAATAAATAAAACTTGGACTATAGACAGTGTAATAACAACGGGTGCTTACGCAAACAGCGTTAGAATAAAAGTTGCAGACACTTTTAATGATGATGATTTTAATACTGTAGAAGACCCTAATACTTATGAGCCTTTATTTCCTTATAACGCTTATCCTAGTGGATGGCCGGTTAGTGATTTTGTTTTAGATGGAGGTCAAACTGCCGAATACAGGAGTGTAGCTACAAGTACAGCGGTAAGAGGTATTACAGCTACAAGAGAGTATGAAGACAGAGTTTGTTATTTTGCAGACTTAACATCAATAAAATCTTACAGAGAGCTAACTCAAGAAACGGCATTAGTAGGAACGGGTTATAACCTTCTTCAAAGTTCAGCGGCTACCACTTGGGATGTAAGCTCAACTTTATGGGATATAGAACTTGGAGTAACTGTTTGGGATTCGGCTGCAAACGAATCAGATCAGTGGGACTTTGAAACTTTTGGCTCTTTTGTTGTTGGCGCAAAAGGATCAAGCAAACCGGTAATTAAAAAGAACAATGTAACCTTTAATACCTTCTACAATGATCAGGTCAGTGGTGCAACAATTCTATCAACAAATACAGGTGGGACTGATTACAATGTAGGCGACACATTAACTACAACGGTACTACCTTTGGGTGGTAGCGGATTAACTGCTACAGTAACAGAGGTTAGTGCTACCGCTATAACGGCGTTTAAGATAACAGACTTTGGGTCTGGCTACGCAAATGGAGATGTGGTTACATTTTCTGGCGGGACAATACCTGCTACTGCAACCTTAACCGTTCCTGATATTGATTTCGACACACTAGAGTGCTTCCATCGTCAAGGCCCGCACATGCTTGCGTTTAACTACACTAAAGGCGCTGTAGATTACAGTACAAGCTTTGCATGGTGTAGCGCAGATAGCTTAGATGTATGGGGCGCACTGGCAACAAATACTGCTGGTAGCCTGTTAATTCGTGAAGCAGAGACTCCCATACGTTGCGTATGCCAATTAGGTGCTGGATTAGCGGTTTACACAGACACTCAAATGTTCGTAGTAAACTATGTTGGCTTACCTAACATATTTGGTTATCAAGTAGCTTTAGAGGGTAGTGTTGGAGCGGTGTCTCCTAACTCAGTTATTTCCGTTGGACGCAAAAACTACGGCGTAAGCAGAGATGGATTCTTTGTTACTGATGGATCTTCTGTACAAATGATTGGCCGTGAAAGCGGTATGAACCAATTCTTTAGAGATGAGGTTGCTCAGTCAGAGCTTTCGCAAGTTTACGGCTTTGATAATTCAAAAGAAAACGAAGTTGTATGGGGCGTGCCATTAAATTCTAGCAGCATAACTAAAGAAATTTATTACAATTACAAAACTAGTCAGTGGGGAATGAGAGATTCTTCAATATCAGCCTATTTAGATAGAGGTGTTTTTCAAACTGCATTATCAGGCAATAACAAAGGATCTTTGTTTAGAGAGGGTAATACTGAAACCCTAGCCAATCCTAACGTATTTGCAATCACTAAGGCTCACGATCTTAATGATGCTGATCGTATTAAAGAAATATCAGCCATTAGAGTAGGTAAAGAGGGAGCTGGAAGCCCAACACTTTCTGTAGGGTTCTCAAGCGCTATTGATGCCACTCCAACATTCTTACAAAAAGATAGCTTTATTATTGACGACACATTTAAGAGTTTCCCAATTAGAGCTGCTGGTCGATACATTACCATCAAGATCGAAAGTAATGGCTCTGCTGATAACTGGACAATTACTAACCTAGTGGTTCAAGGTCGAATGGAGGGTGAGCGATAATGGCTAATCTTCCAGCGGAGTATAACAGACCAGTGCTTGAGGATGAGTTAAGAAAACTCAGCCAAAGAATTGATGACATGAAAACGTTGTTAACCTTTATCCCTCAAGCGTCACCAGTAGCAGAACCTAAGATTGGAATGGTTATGTATTCCGATGGAACTACTACTGATTTTAGCAACCATACGGAAAGAGGTCTTTACCGATATGACTATGTAAACCCAAGTGTAAATGGTAATCTTGGGTGGATGCATTTTGCTATGAATGACATGGAGCCTTTTAGTATTGTTGGAACTAATGGCGATGTAATTGATTACACCCAGTCTAATGATTTTGTAACACTTAGTAATTCAAATGGAGGTTTGTGGACGCTAAACTTGCCCTCACCTGCTGATCAGGCTTATAGAACGATAAGGTTTATATCAGACGATACAACTACAGGTGTAAGTAAAATAGTTTTAGACGCAGGAACTTTTATCATACAACCACCAGGCGGTATACCATCGGGATCAAATACATTTGATATAGCTAGAAAGTATGAGGGGGTGACACTGTACAGCGATGGAACTCAGTGGATTGTAATACAATTATCATCATAAATTAAAAAGAGAGAGAGAGATGGATCCAGTAGTAGCAGATATAAGAAAAGAGTGGAGCTGGGTAGAATTTGGAATAAATGAAATTCTTAATCAGTTCCACTGGTTTGAGTACAGAGCTGAAGATGTTTACGCAGCATGTGTAAATGGATCGGCAGTATTGTATAAAACAGATCAAGGTTTTGCCATATTTGTAATTGAAACACACCCATTAACTGGGCAAAAGACATTCTTGTGCTGGCTTGCTGGAGGCAAAGGAAAAGGTCTAGGATTGGTTAAGCAGCACTTTGATTTCTTTTGTGAAGAAGGAAGACGAATAGGATGTACAAGATTTAAAACAAGAACAGCCATAGATGGATTAGATAGTATGTTTACAGGTATGGGGTTTAGATGTGATATGAGAGATTTTAGTTACGATTTAGCGGATAAGTCCGCATTAGGAGAATAGCATGGGCGGCGGCGGCGGCGGTACACCAGCAAATACAACAACAACAACTAAACCATTTCCAGCGCAGGAAAAGGCTTTAACTGAATTATTTGGAATGTCTCAGGCCGCATTTGATGCTGGCCCACAACAATTCTATCCAGGCCAGACAGTAGCGGATCAAGGTTTTAACACTATAGCTGGTCAACAGCTAGGTCTTGATGCTGCCGGTATTCAAGGCGGACTTGGAATGCAAGCTGCTCAGAACTTGAGTGCAGCGTTTGATCCTAACTCAGCGCAGAGTCAGGCTGTAATCAATCCAATGATTGCTAACTTGCAAGGACAGATCTTACCATCTATTGGCAGTCAAGCTATCCAACAGGGTGCATTTGGTGGTGATCGACAGCGCATCCAAGAGCAGAGTGCCGCTGAGGCTACAGCAGGAGCCGCTACACAAGCTATCTTGCGTAATCAACAGAATGCCATTCAGAACCTTGGCAGCGTCCAGAGCGGCCTTTTAGCGCCTGCTAGGACTGTCTCTGCTGTTGGTGCTCAGCAGAATGCTTACGATCAAGCTCTTATTAACGCTGATAGAGAGCGCTTTAGATTCGAGCAAGAAGCTCCTGAGACTGCACTTGACCGATTGGGTAGCCGTATTAGCGGTATTAACCTTGGCCAGATTGGTAACACTACTAGCAGTGGTGGCGGTGGTGGTAATAGCGCAGCTACAGCAGCGGGTGGTGCAATGGCCGCTTACGGTCTATTTGGCGGAGGTGGATCGTAATGGCTAGAGCGAAATCCACCCCAGTATTGACTGACATGCAAAAGCGGTATGAGGCTGAAACTGGCAGCACAATGTTTTCTAGTCCAAAAAATAGAAATAATGGAAGAGGTTCTGGCTCAAAATCAAAAAATAAAGAAGCTTATGGTGAGTGGGCAAAGACTACTGCTGGCATGGACGCAGGGAAAAACAGATTTAATGCAATGATGGCTAATCGTAGCCAGAATCCTGTATTAGGTCAGACTCAATCAGGAATGAGTGGCTTTGATAAGTTTCAAGCAATGCAGGCTGCAAGGAATAGCGCTG